ACTACATTATAGCATAGCTTATCGTTTGTCAAGCGGTTTGTAAAATATTTTACATTAATTTTTCTGTGAGGCTTGGTTTCCCAGTATAGGAACCAAATCCCCGTGGGCGTATTATGCCCCCTATGAGACAGACATACACAAACCGACTTGAATATGAAGCAAACCGCTTGATTGACGAAGCAATCAACGGGGCCAGCACAGTGCTGGCCTCTGGGCTAATCGACGACATCAAGGATTACAAATTTCGTGTTGGCATCATTAAAGGGCTTGAACAGGCCAGAGAATTGATTGCCGAAGCGGATCGGATCATCACAACAGGAGAAAGAGGATAAAATGCCTTTTATGCGTATGCATCACGCTGTGGACCCCAAGGAAACAATTCATAATGAATTGGGCGACATCAGCGGTATTCAGTTGTTCAACAATCAGGTCATGGTTGCCACCTATGTGCGCCCTGATGTGACAAGTGGCGGCATCATGCTGCCCGGCGCGACCCGCGATGAAGACAAATATCAAGGCAAGGTTGGTTTGGTCATCAAAAAAGGTGGTCAGGCGTTTGTTGACACAAAAAGCGTCTGGTTTGACGGCGTTGAAGTGAATGTGGGCGATTGGATTTACTTCCGTCCCGCAGAGGGCTGGTCCTTGGTTGTCCACGGCGTTCCGTGTCGGATTTTGGACGATGTTGATGTGCGGGGCGTTCTTCCTGCCCCAGATGTGATTTGGTGAGGTGATTTATGAGCGGTAAAGACGATTTACAGGTCGAATTGGAACTTCCATTCGATGACGAGCCAGCAGTTGAGCAAAAAACCTCTGGGAAAGAGGAAAAACAGGCTGTTATTGATGGTCAGTCGCCCGAAGACGGCATTGCTGAACTGAAAGAGCGTCTGGAATCGGAAAAACGGGCCAGATATGAGGCAGAACAACGCGCCCATCAGGCTCAAGAACAGGTCCAACGTGCCTCTTTGGAGGTGCAAAACAGTGATTTGCAACTGATTAACGGCGCAATTGACAAGTTGCAGCGCGAATCGGACTACATGAAAGCGGGCTATCGTGACGCCATGCAAGCGGGTGATTACGACCGTGCGGCTGAAATTCAGCAGTATATGAGCGCAACAGCGGCAAAATTGCTCCAATTGGAGAACGGTAAAGTCTCGCTTGAGGGCCGTCTGGCACAGCCTGTAAGGCCAATTGAACCGCCAAGGATGGACCCAGTTGAGCAAGTAGCGGCACAGTTGTCGCCTCGCTCTGCCGCATGGGTTCGCGCACATCCTCAGTGTGTCACAGATCAGCGTCTTTATCAGAAGATGGTCGGCGCACATAACATCGCTGTCGCTGACGGCTATGCCCCTGATTCGGACGATTATTTCAATTACATCGAAAACCAGATGGGGTTCAACCGTCAGGCTCAAGCAGATCAGGGCGAGGAAGTCATTTTGTCTACAGCATCTAAGGCGACACAAAACCGTTCTGCGCCACCCGCTGCGCCATCCACACGGACGGCTTCCAGCACTGGTGGACGCACTACAACCGTGCGTTTGACCCCCGAAATGAAAGAAATGGCATCAATGATGGGCATGACACCCGAAGATTATGCCAAGAACATGCTTGATCTGAAGAAAGAAGGAAAACTCTCATGAGTGAAGAAATTGCCAAGTTAACCAAAACCAAAGCCAAAACGGACGAGGTTTCGGGATCAGAGCCTCGTCGGTCTGAATTGCGCCCAAATCTGCGTGATGAAGACCCTCGTGAACGCGCCAAAAAACGTGCCGATGCTATCCGTGGCAACCGCTCTGGTGTTGATCTGGACGATGTGGATCGGTTTGCGATTGATCCAAAAATGGTTCCAGACGGCTGGACCTATGAGTGGAAGCGTCACACAATCTATGGTCAGGAAGACCCATCATATCAGGTTCGGCTTGCTGCTGGCGGTTGGGAACCTGTTCCTGCCGACCGTGATGCTCGCCATATGGCTCTGATGCCGACAGGCTGGAAAAGCGGCTTGATTGAGCGTGATGGCATGATTCTCATGGAACGCCCTTTGGAGTTGACAGAAGAAGCGCGTGATGTAGAATTGCGGAGGGCTAGGAATCAAGTCCGCGCCAAAGAGGCGCAACTTAGTTCCACACCAGACGGCACGATGACGCGAGAGCATGATCGTGTGCGTCCTTCGATTAAAAAGGGCTATGAGCCAATTCCAGTCCCGAAAGACTGAGGCCATAGTTCCTGAACCTGCCCTTGGGGAGGCGGGTTAAACAAATGTTTGGGGTTGGCAGTGCCGGGCGCATAGCAACCTCTCTCCTTAAAGGAAATCGTAAAATGGCGAATACAAACGCGCCCTTCGGATTCCGTCAGGCTAGCGGCACTGGGGTGACACCATCCTATGAGCAGGTTGAAGCCTTGATCAAATCCGATTACACGACCCCGATCTTCTTCGGTGACCCCGTGTATCCACTCGACACTGGCTATATTGCTGGTTCGTCGGTAACCCCCGGCAGTGTTCAGATTGCTGGTATCTTCGTTGGTTGTAAGTATCTCTCCGTCTCGCAGAAGCGCACGGTGTGGTCGAACTATTGGCCCGGTTCCGATAATAACGGTGCTGTCACCGCTTACATCGTAACTGATCCAAATGCCAACTTCCTCGTGCAGGTTGGCGGTTCGTCCTCGACGGGTTTGGTTCAAGCTGACATTGGCGCAAACGTGCAGTTCTCCTATGGGACGGGTAACACCGCCAACGGGATTTCTGGTGCTTATGTTGTCTACAACAGCGGTGCGGTAACATCTACGTTGCCATTCCGTGTTAAGTCTCTCGTCACCGAGCCTCCCGGCTCTAATGGAACAGAAAGCGGCGCATACAACTATGTAATCGTCGGCTTCAACAACGTAAGCACTAAACAGCTTACGAGCGTTGGTTAAGGGGAGTAAAGCGTCATGGCTGTCAATTTAAGTGCCATTAAAGACCTTCTGCTTCCCGGCCTCCGTGGGGTTGAAGGCAAATACGAGATGATCCCATCTCAGTATGATAAGCTGTTCACAAAGCATGAGTCGAAAATGGCTCTGGAACGCACCGCTGAAATGCGCTTCTTGGGCCTTGCCCAGTTGAAGACTGAAGGTGGTCAGACCCAGTTCGACAACTCCGCTGGTGAGCGTTACGTCTATAACCAAGAGCATACCGAAATTGCTCTGGGTTACGCGATTACCCGCAAGGCAATCGACGACAACCTCTACAAAACACAGTTCATGCCATCGAACTTGGGTCTGATCGAATCTTTCCAGCTGACCAAAGAAATCTACGGCGCGAACGTGTTGAACACGGCTACCACTTACAATGCCAACATTGGCGGTGACGGTGTCGCTCTCTGCGCCACTAACCACCCGATTGATGGAAGCACTGTAGCAAACCGTCCGACCACTGACGTCGATCTGAATGAAGCAACCCTGCTGAACGGCATGATTGCAATTCGGACCGCCTTCAAGGATCAGGCTGGCTTGAAAGTGTTTGCCCGTGGTCGTAAACTGGTTGTGCCTCCGCAGTTGGAGCCAACAGCAATCCGTCTTACTAAGACTGAATTGCGCCCCGGCTCGGCAGACAACGATGTCAACGCCATCATGATGACCGCAGGTGGTTTGCCTGAAGGTTTCATGGTTAACGACTTCTTGACCTCGCAGTTTGCTTGGTTCCTGCTGACGAATATTGACGGTCTCTCGTATATGGAGCGCGTTAAGTTCGAAACAGACATGCAAGTCGACTTCGTGACTGATAACTTGCTTGTTAAGGGCTATGAGCGTTACAGCTTCGGCTACTACAACTGGCGTTCGATCTGGGGTTCATTCCCGACTTCGTAATAGGTCTAGCCCCTGCCCATCGTGGGTGGGGGCATTTAACTGAAAGGGTCATGTCATGGCTGCTACACATTTCAGTGGGCCTGTTATCGCGGGTGATTTGCAAGATGGCGAAGTGGGTGGTCCTAATCAAGGACCAGTCCGTCTTTCTCAGGTTACAAATCTTACCCAGAATAGCACAACCGCTGTATCGTCTACCCTTTACATCCCTGCGGGTTCGTTCATCGAAAGCATTGTCGTCGATGTTCTGACCGCATTTGACTCCGCTACATCTGCAACCCTGTCGGTCGGCTTGACCGCTGGTGGAACCCAGTATGCAAGCGGTGTCAACGTAAAGGCCGCTACGGGCCGCATTGCCGTTACTTACACTGCTGCTCAGTTGGCTGCTATGTCGGGACAGACTGTCCTTGGCGTTGCGGCTCCAACAACCGCCCCAGTTGTTGTGACCATCACTCCTGTCGGTGCTACCACCGCTGGTTATGTGCATGTCACGCTCAACTACATCCAACTGTAATAGGAGAGTCCCATGAAGGGTCGTTCAAAACGGGCTGACGGCGGTGGCGTTCAGAAGGGCGTAAAGGCAAACAATGCCGCGCCAACTGAAGTCTACGCTGGTGCAGGTTCTAATGTTGTCAAGGAAGCCAAAGAGCGTAAGCACGGCGGCAAAGTTGATGGCGCAAAGTCTAAAATGCGTATGGATCGTGCAATGCGTAAATCTGGCGGTCGTGTTGGTTCTAACATGAACCCACTTTCGTCAGCCGCTTCTGGCACACCTGCTCAGGGCCACTCGACCAACTGCTAATCCTTGCTTGTTGGTTGATTTGCGATAAGATAGGCGGGACTTAACGGTCCCGTCTTTCATATGGAGATACTGATGTCAGGTGCATGGACACGCAAAGAGGGCAAGAACCCTTCTGGTGGGTTGAATGACAAAGGCCGCGCTTCTTTGAAGGCAGAGGGCCATGACATTAAGAGGCCACAGCCTGAAGGCGGTTCTCGCAAAGACAGTTTCTGCGCCCGTATGACGGGTATGAAACGGAAACTGACTGGTTCGGCAAAAGCTGCTGACCCCGATAGTCGCATCAATAAATCATTGCGTAAGTGGGATTGCTGACATGAGTGACAAGCCTTTCTGGGAAAAAGACGCTCCAAAGGACGCAAAGGTTAAACACCTTGATCGTAAGCAGGTTCAAACCGCCAAGGCTAAGGCTCGTGCCGCTGGTCGGCCTTATCCCAATCTTGTAGATAATGCTGCCGCTGCCCGTGCAGGAAAAGGAAAATAACCATGCGTTCAATTATCGTAGAATGTGGTCCTTACGCCGCACCATCTGCAACCAACATCCGCACTGCTTCCTCCGTTGCCGCCGCTGGCGCAGTGGTGTTAAACGGATCAACTGTCACCACCACAACTACGGGTAACACCTACTCTGGAACCGCAATTACGGTGACTGTTGCAACGCTCGACAAACCTCGTCGTGTTTTGTTTACGTCTGCTGGCAATGACAGCGGCATTACATTCACCATTACGGGGACAGATTGGAACAACAATCCTGTATCGGAAGTTTTGACAGGTGCAAATGCCACTACGGCTTATACCGTTTATGATTATAAAACAGTGACCTCAATTGTTGCATCAGGCGCATCGGCTGGCACTGTCAGCATCGGGACAAATAGTGTTGCATCAAGCCGCCCCGTGTTCTTGGACACTTACGCTGATAGCAGCACTTACATTCAAACTGACACGGGCGGTTCTTCAGCAATCACATATACCATTCAACTTTCGGGCGACAATCCCAACAATGCACAGATTGGAATGGGTTCCGATACTTATAGCAATGCTCGGTGGATTAACTCTGGCACTGCCGCTTTGGTTAACGCCACCACGGCTGTAAACGCCAACCAAGCGGGTGTTCCAAACATGATTCGGTGTCTCATCAGCAATGCTGGTTCCAACACCTCGGCATCGGTTCACGTTAACTTTAATCAATCTGGAATGGTTTCATACTAACCTATCAAGGGTATCCCTATGGCAAATGTCACAATCTCAGGGCTTGCATCGGGGACAGCCCTTGTAGGCACAGAACCATTCCCCGGCGTTCAGGCTGGTAATACGGTCAAGTTCACTGCGACCCAGATTGCCACCTTCGCTTGGACAACGCCTGTCCTGACGGGGAACGTCTCTCTTTCGACGATTATCACCCCTGCGACCAATACCGATCTGACCGTTACGCCAAACGGCACGGGTTCGGTTTTGCTCAATTCAACCACCAATATTGGGTTGAAATCGTCCACGACCACGGTCGGCACGGGGTCGGCAGATGCCACGATCACGACCAACGGCGCACATAATCTGATCCTCCGCACCAATGCGGCAACGGCGAATCAGGGCATCATCACAATCAATGATGGCGTGAACGGCGATATTTCCATCTCCCCTGATGGCACTGGGCAATTGCTTGTTCTTAAGAATATTCTTGGGTCAACGGCTATTCGTTCTAGTGGTCCTACAAGCGGTGTGGGTTATGCCACTGGTGCTGGCGGGACGGTTGTCCAAGCCACAAGCAAGGCGACAGGCGTTACACTGAACAAGGTTTGCGGCACTATCACCACCGCCAATGTTGCGCTTGCCAATGCAACCGCTGTGTCATTTACACTGACAAACTCTGCAATTGAGGCAGGTGATATAATCATTTTAAATCAAGTTTCTGGCGGGACTGTTGGCGCATATGTTCTTAACGGATCTTGCGGCGCAGGGTCTGCAACGGTTACCATTCGCAATATTTCTGGCGGTTCTTTGACTGAGGCAATTGTTATCGGGTTTGCCCTTGTCAAAGCAGTAACAGCCTAAAGGGTGAAACATGACCACCAGCGGAACATACGCCTTCAATCCATCCCTTGGTGAGTTGACGCTTTACGCGTTTAATCTGGCAGGTGTCCGCAACACGGCGATCCTGCAAGAGCATATGTCCAGTGCGCGAATTGCCACGAACCTGATGCTCTCGCGCTGGGCCAACATGGGTGTAAACCTCTGGAAAGTGGATTTGGTCACGTTGTCACTGGTAACAGGCCAAACAGAATACCCCGCTGGGTCTGATGCAAATGATGCCAAGCGCACGGTGATGGTGCTTGACGCATATGTGACAACGACCCAGACGGGCCAGAATATCGACCGAATCATCCTGCCAGTCAGCCGCACGGAATATGCCTCATACCCTAACAAGCAGCAGCAGGGGTTCCCGACAATTTATTGGTTCGACCGTTTGATCAGCCC